GTAGGTGAGCACCACTAGTAGGACCAGCACCAGGAGTTCCAGGTTCTCCACCAGTTTTACCAAGGAATGCTCCAGCATCAACACGCTGACCAGCAGACACTGCTACAGCACTCAGGTGTAAGTATCTAGACTTAGATCCATCATCATGCTGAATATATACTTCACCATTGTTACCAATAGCAGGAGCAGTAGTAGCAATAACTTTTCCTGGTCTCTTGATAGAGAGTTTGGTTCCTTGTGGTGTGCGGTAGTCAACGCCTAAGTGATTAGTAGAAGCACCAGGAATACCAGTATTACGAGGACCAAAAGGTGATGAGATTCCATATCCATCAACAGAACCACCACCACTAATTGTTCCTCCACCTATAGTAGATCCAGGTGTGACTCCAGGTGCTGTTTCACTACCACCACCATTAGATCCACCACCTTTACCTTTACCTTTACCTTTGCCGATACCTCCGAGTCCTTTCGCTGAAGCACCACTACCAAAGAATGCAGTAATTAGATTAGCAGGCAATCCGAATGCTGTAGCAGCAGGAACAAACATCCTCGACAAAACTGGACGGAATAGTTTGGAAACTCCACCCATGTTGTTGATAACATTACCAACCGTTGACATAAGCAGAGCACCTGCTGCCATGGTAGGTAGTTGCATCACCTTAGCAAAAGGATCTGCTTTCTTTACATTATCTTGATTAGTTTTGACTGCTTGTGTCAGTTTGTTCTTTGGGATAACTGCCTGTCCCGTGGTTGGATTGTCAACAATACCACCACTTGCAAACTTTATTGGTGATGACTCCATTCTTGGAGCAAATCCACCCTGTCCAAATTGACCACCACGATCACCAGCACCTTTTGCTGCCCATGGTGTAGCAGAGTTCATCGGTTGTGGTCCGACAGGAGCAGTGTATTGAGTCCTACCTCTACTCACGCCACGAGACGCGCTTCTGCGCCTGCCACGCTTGCCGAACATACCTAAACCAATACCACCCCCTCGGCGACCACCACGTCTTCTCCTGCCACCACGACGCCTACGACCACCAAAACCAAGCAGATCACCAGCAAGGTCAAGCAATCCACCACCTAGTCCCTTGAGAGTGGATCCCTCTCTGCTATTGTCAATACCACTATTGCCAGCAGATCTGTCTCTACCTTCTGCTATTGATTCTGCTCTTGCTTTTTTTGCATCAGCAGAATCTTCTTTCTGCTGCTCCAGTTGCTGCTCAGAAATCTTTACTTGTTCTTCTTCAATCTTATTGTTCTTAGAGAAGAACCTTCTGATACTACCTACATTTTTACTGAGATTTACTACAGTTTTAGGTGTCTGATCTTTCTGTTCTACGTTTTTTAGATCATCTACTTTCTTAGAAAGAAGACTAATCTTCTCAATGATACCAGTAGCAAATGATCCTAATACACCACCATCTTGAGATGTTTTTGGTGCCTCTGGTGGTGCTCCAGGTGGTGTTTGTTTATTACCTGCTGGTTGTGCTCGCAGGAGTGCTTCAAATCTTTTCTTCTTATCTAATGCTGGATCATCCTGATCATCAGGACTCATCTGGAAGAAACCTTTTGTTCTTCTTCTCAGATCTCCACCGAACTCAGTGCCCAGTGCTTTCTTTCCAATAAATCCAAATCCTTGAGAATTTAAATCTTCTTGTCTCTTCTGTAAATCTTTTAGTTGCTGCTTCTCGTCTTCAGTCTTATCTTCTTTTTTGTTTAGTGAAGTAATTTCATCAGTTAATCTTTCTTTCTCTCCATCACGCTGGCGTCTTGCTGTTGCTGCCATCGTGAGAGCACTACCAATCTTCCCGCCAATAGCACCAGCGAGATTTCCATATTGTGGTGCTTCGTAACTCTCGGTGCCTGCTGCCATGCTCGACCTTTTTCTTTAAATTTTTGCGGAGATTTTTTTTCGGAATTTGTGTAATTGTATAGTGAAATTTGTTTCACCTATGTATTTATCAGTTATTTTGTAACCTCGCTGCCTTCAAGTCAGCAAGAGTTGTTTTCTCTCCTGTTTTATCATAAAAGAAGCGAGCCATATGTCCACCACCTGTATCAATATTTTTTCGGTAACCAATAGGTGTAGAAGTTCCTGCATAAATGATAGGTTGAACAGTTATATGACTTTTCTTGTTAGATTCTGCGAGTGCTGCTGGCATTGGTGGTGCCTGAATCACAGGACCAGGACTCTCTGGTGTATGCCCACCATTTTCTGCTGCAGCAACTGTTGGTGCTGGTGGTCCTATCAATTCAGGTGTTGCACCTACTGGTCCAGGACTTTCTGCATTGTGTCCTCCATCTTCATCACTACTTTCACTTGCAGGGACAGGTGTTGATGGTGGGGGAGTCATCGATGGAGTAGTTGCTCCTTTATACTCCGCAACATTATTAAGAATGTCTTGAGCATATCCAAAACGACTACCCTCTTCACTGTAACCTTCATATGCTTTTACGAATTGCATATGTTCTTGGACATTATTACCTTTCATTTTTTTCAGACCAGAGTCGTATTGGTTGCCCTCAACAATAGTATATTCTAACTGTGCAAAGAAGTCTCCAGGTTCTTTGCTGTTTGCTGCTGCCCATTCTTTATACTTAATCCATCTTGCGCCAGATGCAGCATCATCTCTCCACTGTGCTAGACCCCATGCACGTCCACCATCTCCATTAGCAGCAGGATTTAATGTAGATTCTTGCATCAAGTTACCAACCATGTAAGCAGCACCAGAATCTGAGAATCCTTTTGACTTATAGAATTGGAATGCAACCTTCGCTCTCTCTTTTACATCACCAGATGGAACATTGACTGGGGTTACCGCCCCAGGATTATTGCTAGTCATTGATTCTTGTGATTTTACACCTTCAGCATCACCTCCTGTTCCAGGGATGTTAATACCTACGTTCTTACCAACAGACTTAACAGCATCGATACCCTTGCCGACAACTTCACTGACGTTAAACTTTGCAATGCCAAACAATCTTTCTAATGTTCCAATCTCTTGTTGGATGTATGGTTTTGCTGGACCAGAAATTAGACTAGTTACATTCTGTGTGATACCTAAGATGAATGGCAGTGCAGACATCGATGTGTTCTGAACCGATGATACTTCATCAACTACCTTCCTACCTTCAGTAGAACTCAGACTAAACACTGCCTCAGGTCCTGCTTCACCTGCCATAACACCACCCGATGCTAGTTTTTCTGGCGGTTCTTCAGAAGCAGGATCAACTGATGGTGGTGCTTTCTCTGTTCCTGCAGTCGCAGCAATGCCACTTCCGCCGCCAGTGACTGCATCATAGATAGAACCACCAACTAGGTCGCCAACAATACCACCAGCAATCGTGCCGACACCAGGGATAGGAATCAGTGTGCCTAATGCACCACCAAGTGTGGCACCAATTGCTTTTGCTGCTGCTCTACCTAATGGTTCTCCCATTGCAAGGGACACAACAAAGTCAATCAATCCACCAACAATAGGAATGCGTTTGAAGATAGGACGCAAGAATCCAAGAACTGCTCTCGATGAGATAGCACCTGCTGCTCTGCTGACTACTGATTGAGCACCTTTAACTAATCCTCTTTGTGCTAATTTCCTGCCACCAAGTCGTAGTGCTGTCCTTTGGACAACTCTACCCGCACCTCGTCTACCTACACTAGCAGACTTACCGAAGTAACTTCCACCATCTAATAAATCTAGACCAAAGTCCAGGAAGTCTGTGAATTTATTACCACCATCACGATCATCATCTTCTTCTTCATCTTCATCATCATCGCGACGATTATCAATCTCCAATGTGTCTGACATTGGATCTCTTTCTTCGGCAGTAGTTTCTACCTCAAGAATCTCAGCATCACCTTGCTGCTCTCTATTAAATGCTATGAAATCTTTCTGGATTTCAGTAGACTTTTTCTTTAACTCATTGTTCTCTGTGATCTCTTCGGTAGCTTCCTTAACTTCTACCTGTTGGATCTCATTTGCTACCTTAGATTGCTCTGCCTTATTTTTCTTAAGAGCAATCAGTTGATCAAATTGTTCTGCAACTTTATCAAATGCACCACGGATACCAGTTCTCTCTGGTCCTTGGACTGGTGCAGGGAGTGGTCCCTGCTCACCCATAAAAGGTTGCACACTCGCAGTGAACCTTTGACTCCTGCTTAGTGCAGGATCTTGTGTGTCATCAGGACTCCCAGAAAGATATCCTTTAGTTCTGTTTACTAAGTCACCACCAAACTGATTAGTTAATGCTTTCTTTAAGAAGAATGCAGGTTTTTTTTCTAACCCTTTGTCAGCACGACGTGCCTTTGCTGCCATGGAGAATGACTCTCCAATTTTAGCACCAAAAAAAGAAGCAAGATCTTCACCCTGACCAGTGGGTGCAACCTCAATGACTTTATACTTTATCTCCTTTGCCTTGACCTTATTCTCACTTGGTAGTGGTTTCTCAGGTTCATTAACAATAGAATCTACAAGAGGATCCAGCAAGTTCTCATCGAACCCTTTCCCCATACGGTCGATGAGTTCCTTTATATTCTTTTTCCTTTTAGGATCAACCTCAGGCATTTTGTTGAGCTTTTATTTTTTCTTCTTGTTCCTTAATCCACTGGTTCAGAAGAGAAACATAAACTGTTCTCTCCCAAGGCATCATTCCTTCAATCTCAGTCAAAGAGTATTTATGATGCTGCATGAGAGAGAAGTTTGTTCTAAAATAGTTCTCCAAAGTATTATAGAACATGCCTACTCGAAAAAAGATTGTAAACCCTCCAACGTGTAGGACGATTCGACACCAGTCGTTGGATTAGTTATAGTAAAGTCATGACGCAACACAGGCATCGTTGTGAAAAACTTTTTCACACTTTCAAACTGTTTTTGTGTCAGTGACTCCACGAACTGTATCTTTTCTTTGAAAGTAGTAGTGCTGTCATCATATACGTCTTCTCCCTCATAGATCTGTTCGATACACCTGGCAACGGTTTGAAATACTTTATCAGGATCATCCAAATCAGTTCCAAGTAGTGTCAAGTCAACGAACTCATCTAGTCCAGGATACTTCATGATCATACCAACCTTGTCAGTCAGTTCGATCTTTTTATCGTGACCCTCAGGGATAGTAACCTTTACATCTGAGATGTCTAAAGTATAATCAACTCTGGTCGTATTGTCATCTAGACATGTGATCTTCATGTTAACATCTTCACCAACAGATGCTGCTCTGATCTTCAGAAACAAAAACTCCAGGTCAAACGATGCAAGATCTTCTACTTTGATTCTAGATAGGACACAACTCTTGACAATAGTCTTGACTGCTTCCTTTACTTCTTTCCTATCTTCACTCTCGGTAGCGAGGAGGAGAACCTTCTCTTCTTTGACTAGGAAAGGACGATACTTGATCTTCTTTCCTGTAGATGGCAACTCAGTTTCATAAGTTGGTGTCGCCAGTGATGGTAATGCCATAATAATTTAGCCTTTAAAATTTTGAATATTATTGTAGGAAATGGTGTGCTTAGAATAATAAAAGTTTGCTGTCACTTTAGTTGCTTGGGATGCACCTGCAGATAGAGGCACAGCATCAATAGCATATGGGAAGCAGTCTAACATTGTATATGCCATTGCTGCTCTGCCATTAGAAGCATTCGCCCCCTTCTCAGTCTTAGTGATCAAACATTTTGCCATGTATTCATCAGGATAGTTTAACCTGATGGTTCTTTCAGATAGAATGTTATTACCTTCAGCAGCAGTGTCCTTAAATTTTGACAATTTCTGTCCCGTTACATTTTGTGGATTGATTTTCTTTCCCGCAATATCATACTCACCAAAAATGTGACCATACCACAGGTTCAAGAACTTCAATGGTGTCAAGTCTGCATCACAAATCCACCCCAACTGAAAATCAGTATAGAGTCTAGTGTGTGCATAGTTTACCTGACCTTCGCCAAGTAATCTACCAGTAGTTTGACCAGTCATCGCAGAAACGTTTGGAAGTTGTGCTTCCTCGCAAAAGTATTTGATAACAGTGCCTTTAGATTGAACACCACTTCCCAGAATGTTTCCACCGACTAGTCCTTCCTGTCCTTCCTGGTCACCAAAACCTAGGGTTCCTGATAAGGACAATCCAAAATTAAACTCATTAAGTTTAGAAACCAATGAGTTATTACCAGTATTGTTAGGAAAGATCCACTCCACATCATAATTATTGCTATACGATATACCGCCATGAGCGATAATCGTTTGCATGAAGTTCTTAATTGACACGCTAAATAATCGTGGTGGTATATTTATATTTATGGCATACTCAGGGATATATAAACCCAAGCATCCACAGAAGTATAAGGGTAACCCTACCCGTATCATTTATAGAAGTCTGTGGGAACGTAAGTTTATGTATTTCTGTGACATGAATACCTCCATAGTTGAGTGGGGTAGCGAGGAAGTAATCATTCCTTATCGTTGTCCAACAGACGGACGAGTCCACCGCTACTACCCTGACTTCTATATTAAAGTTGTATCTAAGTCAGGCATGGTCAGTAAATATCTGATCGAAGTTAAACCCAAGAAGCAAACACAAGCACCGAATGAGAAACCGAAACGTAAGACTGCCTCTTGGAGAAGAGAAGTTCTAACTTACGCTAAGAACCGCGCTAAGTGGTCTGCAGCTGAGGACTTCTGTGAGGACAGGCAGATGAAATTTTTAATCCTCACCGAAGAACACTTAGGAGTCTAAAATGGCACAAGGATTTAAGTCTGTTCAACGCACCAAGACTTATACCAGAACCAACACACTGTTTGAAAAAGTATCTAATGCAGCAGGAGGAGAGAAGAAATCTCTCGCATGGTATAGATCTGCAGTAAAGCAAGCAGCATCAAGTTACAAAACTGATTTAAGTAAGTTCATACGAGATGAACGACAAACTAACCAAGATGAGAATACCCTTCGTCGTTTCACAAAGGAAGGACACTTGTTTATGTTTGAATATACAGCGAAGATGAAGTATCTTCCGTATTATGATAAGAATCCTCTAGTGTATGTCGTCAAGGCATCACCAACAGAGTTCTTTGGAGCAAACCTACACTACATGAATCCAAAGAAGAGGATCCAGACAGTGCAAAAACTTATGAAAGGTAGGATTGATATTCCTAAGGTATGTTTTCATAAATATCTACAGAATCACGTTGATGGTCTCCTCCTAGATCTTGCTGCCGATGAATGGGACACCGCTATACTATTACCAACTGAAGACTTTGTAAGAAATATTGGTTCTACTCAGTTTCCTTACGATAAAGAACTTGTCTGGGAAGAAACAGCAGAATCTTTTTATGATAAGATCAAAGGCAGCAGAGTAATCAAAGGTTATGGTAAACAATCAGATAAGGAGATGGTGAAGTAATGGCAGGCGTTAATCTTGAGGACGGCACTCCGCTCACGCCAGAGGGTGTTGATGTAACTGCTGAAATTGGTAGTGGTGCAAAAGCAGCACAGACATCTGATGCTGCAGCAGATAAGGCAGAAAAGAAAACTGTAAAATATTCTTTCAAAGGTAAGCGTGGAGCTCCACCCACTAGCAATAGATTATCATATCCAACCGAGAAAGTTTATGAAGATCACACTGACTATGTAAAGTTCAAGTTTGTTAAATATAATCCTCCCTTTGCTACTCTTGGAGAGCAGGAATTCGTTAACAAAGATGGTAAAGAAACCAGAGCATTAAAGAGTGGTCAAGCACTGAACATCTACAACAATAGCATTGGTGATTTTGTAGATGCAAACCTACCAAGTATTATGATGTATATGCCAGAGGATATTGGCGCATCATATGGTGCTAACTGGGGTGGCAAAGGTTTCACTAACACTGGCGCAGACATGTTGCGTCAAGCAGGAACACTTCTGAACAGCGGCAGTGCTGTTGATAGTATTGGATCAACCCTACAAAACATGGGTAATGCTATGACCAGAGGACAATCTCTACTAGCATCTGGTGTTGCTGGTGCAATGAATGCTTTGCCTGGTAAGATTGGTGGTTCAGTTGATGCCAACGATGTTCTTGGTGGCATCGGTGGTGTAATTCTTAACCCTAATGCTGAACTATTATTCTCTGGGTTTGAGTTAAGAAATTTTGGTTTGAGTTTCAAGATGGCACCTCGTTCTG